TTCTGCGCGTGCTGTGCATTGTCTAATCGAGCTTTCATAGTAACAACCTTCTGGTGTCTAGGAGATACACTCTGACTTTCTTCTGTTCCGAATATCTTATCTATTACGAAATTCTTGATCATACGCAATAAAGCCACACCTCCTTGTACCGTCTTTGCAAGAGCGGTAAAGAAAGCATAAGATACTGTAAAATCAAAGACAAAACCAACAAATGTAGATTGTTTAAGTCTCCATTGAATCAATTTAGTAAAAGAATATTTAGCATAGTCTTTCATCGCGTCGATAGTAGGCTTGTCCATACGAATAGTGACATCGATACCTTCTAGCTCCACTACAGAAAATGTATATTTTCTGTAGAACCATTCGCCATACATGATATCTTTCGATATCAAGCAAACAAAGAAAGTAAAAGGATCCATACCTTGAAACATCATTGGCAAGTGAGGTCTATCAAACGGACCATATATCATTTCACATAAGTGATAATATAGTGATGCAAATAATAAGATTTTTTCTTCTACTGATTTTCGTAAAATGTCGGCTATCGGCTTAGTAGTCAAAGATTCCCATCTTTCGAAGTAAGAAGGCATATATTTGATATCTTTACCTTGCGTAACTATGCGAATAGCATCCTTCAAATTAGAAATCCTGGCCTCTATATTAGGTGCTTCCAGCAAAGTTCGGAAACAAAATCCATAATTAGGAGCTAAAGAAGGCATAGTAACCTCTTGGGCTTCTTCTTCTTGGAATACAGGGTTAAAGTACATATCAAAATCTGATGTAGGCTCAAAGCCCATATCTTCATCGTCTTCTAAAGAATCCACAGGTTCCATTTGGATACTAGACTGTAAGAATGATTCTACAGCAGTGTTAGGTACCATTGAAGGTACTCTAGCGTGTGCTAATCTTTCGAACATCGCTGTGTCTTGTTCTTCTCGAGCTGCTTTTGCAAACACTTCTGGAAGAGCATCAACTAACTTTTGTCTACGATCACAATTGTGTTTAAACCGAGCAGTTTTAATCTGAAACATTTTCTTGATTTCATTAATAAACTGCAAGTAAGTAACGTGGTAAGTAAGAGCTCTGTTGCCTTTAGGAATAATCTCGAAAGTATATTTATCTAGCGAAATATCCAAAACGCCATCTTGATCTGTTAAAATAGTGTTAGGATCTATCTTGCGTGAATCTTCCTTACTAGCATATTCTGGAAGAGGTATAGGAGTTACTAAGAAATCCCATCGCCTGGCAATAGCTTCAGGAGAATTTAAAGCATAAGGCTTGAATTCTTCTAAATTAGTATTACCTAAAGTGAAACTATTTGTAGTAAAGGCTCCTCCTTTTTCATCTACGCCTGCCATAGGCAATTGATTAGGGGCAGTATTTTGAATCTTAATGGTGTCAATGTAACAACTATTTGTTTCACCAGGAACACTTCGTTCTTGACCGTAGTCGTCCATAATGATTACTTTAACTGTATTTTTCCATCGAGACCAAAATTGTTCGGAGCAATTTCTTCCATAGATTAAATGCTCTCGTTTCGAGTTACTAATTTCTTCCTTAGATAAACACATATTCAGAACTATATCAGCTAATTGTGACGTTAATTCAGATTTGTATATACCTGGAGGTCCTTTAAACATCACAGATACAGGTTCTTGTCTAAATCCTTCATTAATAACGATAAATTTGTTAAAATGTTTCTGGAGTTTCGTCAAGACATGTATCTTAGATTCAACGAGGCGTGATAAATTTTGTTTTTGTTTAGAATCCAAA